ATTCCTACCAATATTAAAGTTTATAGTTGACATTTTATGCGTATCCGATAAGATCGGTTTATGTCTAAGAAGAGATTTGTAATAAAAAACGTCAAAAAAGACGTGTGGGCAAATTTTCTATTTCAGGAAATGCGCAAAGATGAAAAACGTCCAGTCGGTTCTGATTGGTTGACTGTATATGAATTGCAAAAACTTAGCAAAAAACCTATGCATGGACTTCGCGTTGTGCTTGCTGAATTGAACCAAAGAAAAGAAAGTGAAATGTTTGTTGGTAATATCAGATCCAATAAAGGATATATTCAAAAAGCTATTTGGTATCGTTTAAAAAAAGGAAATTGGAAAAATTTATTTGAAAAAGATTTGTATAAAAGGAGAAAACAAAGGGTTCCTACCGGAAAAAATTGGTTTACTGTGGGAGAATTAACTGAAAAAACAGGTTTGGCCCGATCAAAAATTCTAAGACTTTTACGAGTACACAAATTAAACAAACGTATTCAAATTTTTGACGGATATAAATATAACAAGACAAAAAGAATTTTAGAAAGAAAAATATGGTATAAATTATGTCTAAATGGATTCAACAGCTAGAAGCAGTAATAAAGAAAAAAGAATCAAGACCAGCTGGTAATTGGAATACCAAACTGGAAATAGGTGATATTATCAAATGCAGCAATTCAAATTGTGTTAAATTTTTAATATGGTGTGAAGAAAGAAAAAAAGTAAAAAAAATAATAGGAACCTCATTAACTTCCAATAAAGTTCTTACCAGTAAAGTTTTTTACAATCCAAATAAAAAAAATTGGAAGGTTCTTTATTGTGAATATGCAAAAAGCAAGGAAAGACGCCCGCCAGGTCAAGGTTGGAAAACTTTTACACAATTATGCCGGGATTTGAAAATTAACGAACAAACAGGAAGACGTGCATTATCTATTTTAATCAAAAGTAAAAAATTAGAAATTTTTAGAGGTGGAATTTTAGATCAAGGCAGTCGTATAACTGCTATAAAGTTTTATCGTATTAAAGAATAGTTTCTAAAACCCGCAAAATCACCTTTTTGCGAATATCCGGACCTTGCAGACCCTTTAAAAACGTTAAAAACTCGTTTAAAACCTTCTCTGGGTCCTGTTTAACAACAGTAGGCATATTGGGAGAAGGGTTCAAATTGGTGTTGGCTTGAGGGCCCAACCCCAAATTTTCACAATAAAGATTTGCCATTTTACGCATATCGTCACTAAGACTCATATAAATATTTAGTAAATCATGATTAGTTTTAAAAATATAAAAACTTTTTTAACCGAAAAGCTTGTTTTGAAAAAAAGACCTGGACCTGAAGGTAAAACCATATTTATAGCAAGCAGTGATCTTACAGATGCAAAAGCTGCTGGTAATGAGACATTTAGCAATAAAGATTTTATCAAAACTTTGGGTTTTAAATGGAATGCTCTGGAACGTCGATGGGAAACAGCTCCTTTGGATGAAACTCAAGCCAATGATTTCGTGAAAGATACAATTAAGAAATTTAATGAGTTTAACAAAGAAGAAGCATCAGCAGAAACTGCTGTGGCAGAATTTAGTGGTGAAAATCTAGAAGATCGTTTCAAGAAATTTGTTGAGCTTTTAAAATCAGGCATCATTAATGTAAAAAATAGCAAAGAGTATCGGGAATATGTTGAGTTTCAAAAGAGATTTCGCAACTATTCTTTCAACAATCAGATCTTGATTTTCTTGCAACGTAAAAATGCCACAAAAGTTGGCGGAAAAAACATGTGGTATCGTCAATTTGGACGCAAGATTAAAACAGGTGAAAAAGCCATTTTAATTTATGCTCCTATCATGGTCAAAAACAAAGATGAAGAAGTTTCTGTTGGTGAAGATCCAGCATCAGGTGTTCTTCAAAGAATAACCAGATTTCGATTGGTTCCTGTATTTGATATAAGTCAAACCGAACCTATTCCTGGAAAAGAAAAAGAAATGCCCGAAGAAATTCAATGGTATGATGATACACCATTAGATGAACGTATGCGTGTAATTTTTGATGCTGTTAAACAATATGCAAGTGAAAACAACATTAAAATTGATATTAAAAGTGAAGATGAACTGGGTGGTGCTCGAGGAGTTAGCAAGGGTGGAACTATTGAATTGATAAGCGAAAACTTGAGCACTTTGGTTCATGAGGTTGCACATGAAATGTTGCATTGGAAAGACCGAGAAAAAGTTCCAGAAAGAAAAATAAGGGAACTTCAAGCAGAAGGTGTGGCAAACTTTGTTTTGAGTGAATATGGTATACCTGCTGAACACACTGAGAAATATTTGGCAATTTGGCAGATTGATCCAGAACACATTAACAATAATTTTAATGTCATCAAAGATACAGCAAAAACCCTTATAGAATACATAAATAATTATGTCGAACAAAAAGGTGCAAATTTATGAAAAATATTAATGTAGAATATGATATGGATGAAAATGATTTGGACATTATCCTTCGGGACATTGTAAAAGAAAACAAAAAGAAACCCACTTTGGCATACATTTTTGAAAATTACAGCAATCTTCTTTCTGTTTTTAAACCTCATGTGATTAAAAAGACTTTGGATGCTATTCCTGAAGCATATGAATATGCTCCAAATGAAGGCGAAGAAACTGAAAAGAAGAAAAAGAAAAATGAAAAAGAAACCAAAGAATTTGAAGATGAGCCACATGATATTGAAAGCGATCCGGAAAGCATGAAAGAAGAAAGCAATTTTGGAAATGCTTTTGATAAAATCATGGGAACATTGAATGAAGATCATGTTCCAGAAGGTGATGATGAAGGAAGAATGGCTCTTTATCAATTAAAAAGCATGCGGGATAAGATTGATCGTATGATAGGAATGATTCAAAATGATGATCAATTTGAAGGTTGGGTTCAAAGCAAAATAACTCTTGCTGATGATTATATTACTACCATATCTGATTATCTTGAAAATCTTAAAAAAGAAGAAGAAGATCAAGGTGATGATTCTGAACCAAGGGGATCACATGACATGAGTGATGATGCAGAAGCTCTGGCCAGTGCAGGTCATGGAACGGATGAGGATTATGGATATTATGGAGGAGGAGAAGACAACGAAGAAGTAAAAGAAGGTGTGGTTGAGGAAAGACGTTGTTTAAAAGTAACGGGTCAAATGCAATCCACTCGCAAAGACAAAAAGTATATGCGTTGTGCCCGGGTTGATGGGAAATTAAAACGAGTTCATTATGGTGATCCAAAACTAAGAATTAAAAAATCAAATCCTAAAAAACGCAAAAGTTTTCGGGCACGACATAAATGCTCAACTGCAAAACCAGGATCAGCGAAGTACTTTAGTTGTAAAAATTGGTGAACATAATGAACTTTAATCAACTTGTAGATTCTTTACTTGAAGAAGCCACCAAGAAAAAACGGGATCGTTGTCTTCGTAGGGCAGATAGTGTTTATGGTAAAAAGACAAGTGCCTACAAAAGCGGAGCAGTAGTTAAGTGCCGTCAAGGAAAGATCTGGAAAAAGAAAAAATGACCAAAGATTTTGATTCAATCATTCAATCTCTTTTGAATGAAAATGGATTTTCTTTGGAAAAAAAGCAGGGACTTCATGGTTGGTTCAAAAGAAACAAAGGAACGGGATGGGTAGACTGCAAAACCGGAAAACCTTGCGGTCGTCAAAAAGGTGAAAAGCGTAAAGGATATCCTGCGTGTCGTCCCACCAAAAGCATGTGCAGCAGCCGTAAGCGTCATAAAAAGAGTGGAAAACGTATCAGTTGGAAAAAAGGCGCTCCGTCCAAATAGTTAAATATCTTTATGAAAAAGGGTATTTGCAAACTAGCTCCAAACGAACTGCATAAGGGTGATACCATCAAAAATACCAACCCTAGTTGTAAACATTACAAGAGCAAAGGAAAGGTCACTAAAGTCAGCAAAATAAAAGGTAAAAAGGGAAATGTTGTGGGAAACAAAGTAGAATACAAAGCCACTAATGATGGTAAACACTGGCAAAAAGGTGACAAGCTTGAAAAGACTGAAATTCAATTAAACCGGGAAAGTTTTAAGCCGTTTCGTTTCTTTTTTGAAAAATTTAATTCAGACACAGTAGGATTGATTGAAAAGGTTTATATTGATGGTCTGGGAAACGTGGATGCCAAAATAGACAGCGGTAACGACAGTAATAATGTTTTGTGTGGAGTAAACAGTGAAATTATTGAAAAAAATGGACACAAATATGCAAAATTCACAAGCGTAAACGACGTAGAATTGACCAGACCCTTGTTGGATACTGTCAGCATACACATTGGGGCAGGCGAGCAAGAAAAACGTCCCCTAGTGGCACTAGACATAGTTTTTGGGGGTGTATTACACAAGATGGTTCCTTTCAGCATCGGAGATCGAACACAAAATGATCAACCTGTTCTTATTGGAAAAAAGTTTTTGGCTCAATTAGGTATTGTTATTGATGTTAATAAAAAGTATGTTTTGCCTGCTTATGATGAAAAAACAGGGCAGTTTAGTGAGAAACCAGCACTGAACTATGTGCAAAATCCTCCATCACAGGTTGGAGGTGGAAATACTGTTGGTAGGGATGTGGCTTAACTTCTATATCCCATAAGTTGTAGACATTGATTCAAGTTATAATGGTCTATGCGATCCAAAACATGACTGGGAGCATATCTTGGTTCAGTATCAAATCTAAGACCTGTTTCTTCTCCTGTGTTTAAAATATCATCAACAAAATCCATAGCACCAAATTTCTTTAAAAATCTGTAATAAGGATCTTTTTCAAAATCAGTTTCAATCAGAACACTATGATGACAAAATACATGTGCAACCATGGTTAATGTTCGAAAACAACTTACACTAGATGGTGGGTTAACCAACTGTGCATTTATGATGATATGCACATTAATATTTACTAAATATTATTGTGAAATTTGAAAAATGCATTTTGCAAACAATTTCCGAGAAATTGAAACTTCGTCGGATGCGTTTCAAGATCGATCCTGCCATTTCCAACACTGAAGATTTTAAAGGAGACATGAGTTATGAAGGTTATATTCTTAATGAGAATGAAGGTGTCTTGAATATTCTTGTTATTGATCCAAGCAATGGAGTCCGACAAACATATGCAGCTGCTGATAGTGTTAATGTTCTTTCTGATAATCTGAATGAATTTAAGCGCAATTTGATTCGTTTGCTTTTGAAAAAGATACCAGAACAAGCCTTGGAACAAATACAAAATTCTCCAACATTTGATGAAGTCGAACTTATTGCCAAACAAAATGGAGCAAATGATCAGGATATAAAAAATGCTTATCGCAATTTTCATAATGAATCAGCCTTGAATGAACAAGGAATTATTAGCAGGACTGTTGGTAAAACAGCAGATATTGCAAAAGATGTTTTGCTTGGAAAAGAACGCCAACCTGGAGTAAAAGGATTGACAGGTATTTTTGGTCTTGGATCAAGAATAGGATCCACTCTTAAAAAGCTTGGACCTCAAGGAAAAGGTGATTTTGAATTTAAACAAAGATCAAGTATTTTTCACAAAGACCGTCCAAGATCTGGACAAAAGTTTAGTATTGATTTCAACAAAGATGGAGTCACACATGTAATTACAGGCACAGTTTCTGGTGATAAAGTTTCTGGAAAAGACTCGTATATTCAATTGAAAAATGTAACAGCAAATCCTCCAATAAAACAATATGAAAAAATAAATTCAGTTTTGGTTGATTTTGATTTGAATAGTCCGGGTGCCAATTTTTACATTTATGATGATAGCAAAAAAATGAAAGACAGTTTCAGTGGAAATCTTGCTTATGATAAAACAACAAAAAGTTGGGCGGTTGAAGATACATCAAAAAGTACAATTCAAGTAAAAACAGGTCAAAAGCAAAAAAATGATAAACAAGTTGCTGCCAGTCAACAAAATATTAAAGCATTAGCACAAAACAAAGGATATGATACTTTTCAAGAACCTCATGGAAAAGGAAGAGTTTTGTTTAAAGTAAAAGGTGAAAATGTTTATTTTGACAGTAATTTCAATAAACAGATTCCTAAATTAAAACCATAAATGGTAAATAAAACTATGAATACAATTAATGAAAAAAAGATGACTTCATCCCAAAAAGCAAAACGTGAAAAGATTGTTAAGAGCATGAAAAAAGGTAAAAAGGGTTTCAAGGAACGTTATGGAAAACGTGCCAAAGAAGTCATGTATGCTACTGCTACAAAAGAAGCCATGAAAGAAAACATTAAGTTTGATGATTTTGTAAACAAATTACTGTCTGAGAACTACGAATTTAAGAAATAATTTGACTTTTTTTTGGTGGTTCTAAATAGTCTAGATATTATCTAGAAAAAACTAGATTGTTATAAAATATTAAAGGTAATATATAATAATATAGATAATATAATATAATTTATATATTATATTTAAAATAATATAACAATCTAGAAACATATACCGGACTATTGAAAAAAAACATAGTTAAATAAAATACTACATGATTTTAAAGATTAAAGATATTCTTGCAGAAAATTCTGAAAAGAAAATTACTTCTGAAAAACTAAAAGATTTTTTTTCATTGGGTTTGGAACTTGGAATATTCAAGGTTATTGGAAATGAAGGAAGTGAAATTATTTACGAGACAAATGAAAACAAAACAGCTACAGGTCATGAAATTCTTTTAAATGAAGCTGGAAAAGAAAATCCAATCAAAATCAATATTGAAAATCATGATCTGACAAAAAATGTTCAGAATGAAAAAGGTCCACGACCTGCAAATGTTGGTAATTCAGTTACAAGTGGATTCAGCAATCCTTTTGCAGGAACAAGCTGGGGAAAATAACCTATGCATATAGATCGAATTCACGATCTAGATAAAAAAAAGTTTGAAAATGATGTTATGCATAAATTGCAAAACATTGTTCAAAATCTTGAACCATCAAAACCTGAAATTCCTAAAACTGTATTACAAACAGTTAATTTTGAAGATGCTATAAAAGAATTGTTACAATTAAATCAAAAAATTGATAAATAATAGTAGATGTCAAAAAAGAACAGACAGGCAAAAAAGCCTGCTAAATTGGCTCGTGATGAAGATGGTATAATAAAACCTGATATATTCTTAAATTTTAGAATAGATCAAAAATTTCATTTAAACGAACACCATAAAGCTTTTGTTGAAAAAGCAACAGAAGATGATTCACAGATACTTTTCTGTGACGGACCTGCCGGTTCAAGCAAAACTTATCTGGCCGTTTTTGTTGCCCTAAGCATGTTAAGAGACAAAAAGATTGATGAAATTGTTTATATAAGAAGCATTGTAGAATCTGCCACAAGAAAACTGGGAAGCTTGCCCGGTGAAGTGGATGAAAAATTCAAACCCTGGAGCATTCCTTTGATTGAAAAATGTGATGAACTTGTTGGTAAACAAATCACAGAAATGTTGTTTCAAAGCAATTATCTCAAAAGCATACCAGTAAACTTTTTACGGGGATCCACGTTTTCAGATAATGTTGTTATTGTGGACGAAGCTCAAAATCTTGAACACAGTGAATTGGTGACAATTTTGACAAGATATGGTAAAAATTGCAAATTGTTTATAATTGGAGACAGTCTTCAATCTGACATTCAGAAATCCGGTTTCGAAAAAATAATGAAAGCATTTGATACTGATGACAGCAAAAGAAACGGAATACACGCTTTTCATTTCAGCGAGGAAGATATTACCAGAAGCAAGCTTTTAAAGTTTATTGTGAAAGTAATAGCTTCAATTAAATCAAAATAAACATATTGAATTTTCAACCCATAAGGTAAAATAATCTTATGCGAGTAGCTGTAAGCGGAGCTGGACGAATGGGTAAAACTACATTTGTTAATGATTTTATAAAAAATTGGCCATCTTATAAAACACCAGAAAAAACATATAGGAATTTGATTGAAGAAGACAAGCACAGCGAAAAAACCAATGGAAAGTCTCAGTTAAAATACTTGGATGCATTGGTAAAGCAGGTGGAAGGATATAAAAGAAATGATAATGTGATTCATGATCGTTGTCCCCTGGATAATCTTGTTTACAGCATGTGGGCATATGACAAAGGTAATAAAGGTTGTGATGCCATCATGATGGAGCGGACAATAGGAACTGTTAAAGAAAGCATGAAGAATTTGGATATTATTTTTATAATAACCACAAGTCCCATGAATAAAATTGTTCTGCGTGAAGATGATACAAAAAAAGATTTTAAATATTTGGAAGAAATAGATAATATATTTAAAGAGATTTTTACAAGATATACCAAAGATGGTTGCCACGCTTTTTTTCCAAAAGATGATATGCCTGCTCTTATTGATTTGCATGGCAATCCCCAGGAGCGAATAGCTCTTGCCAAAATGTATATTACTCCTGAAGGAGGCACTTATGGCGAGGATCAAACAGTTTTGAATACTGATGAAATGCTTAAAATGCATGAACTTCTTGGAATTCAAAAAGATGCATTGCAGCAGGAAAATAAAGAAAAAGATTTATATAAAAAATTCGGTCTTTAATATTCTGTTCATTTTTTGTAAATATTACAAATGGGTCTAATTGTAAATTTTAGTGATTTTGAAAATATATCAGCTGCCGGACTTGGTAGTGAGGATTATCTTATAGGTTATAGACCAGGTCCAAACAGGGAAATTCGCATGACCATAAGCGAATTCTTTTCATTTTTCCAAGCAGCAACAGGAAACAGTACTTACGTTATTGTAAAATCAAACAGCGCTTCATGGAACAGTGCATACTCAACTGTAAATTCACTTAGTGATACTTGGGAAGAAAGCATTTTTATAACACCATTGCAAGCTGCAAGTGGTAGTTGGAACAGTGCTTATAGCACTGTAAATTCACTCAGCGATACTTGGGAAGAAAGCGTTTATATCACTCCATTACAAGCAGCATCAGCTTCATGGAACAGTGCATACTCAACTGTAAATTCACTCAGCGATACTTGGGGAGAAAGCATTTTTATAACACCATTGCAAGCTGCATCAGCTTCATGGAACAGTGTATATAATTCAGTACAAAATACTTCAGGTAATTGGGACAATACTTACATCACTACAGGTGCCAATAGCGGACGTTGGGAAGAAACATATAATTTTGTAACTGATGGTAAATCTTATTGGGATGAAGCATATACAAATCTGGTCAACAATAGTGCTGCTTATTTGTTAAGTGGCACTGAGGTTAATCTGGGTGATATCCCAACATTATCTGCAAGTTGGAACAGTGTTTATAGCACATTTAATGCGAACAGTTCTAGATACACAACATTAGATTATCTGAGTACAAAAAATGTTCTTTTGAGCGCAGCTACAATAACAGGAAATATTTCAGCAACAGGTCGTGTTAATACAATTGGAATCACCCAGAATATTATTCCTGTTGTTGCCGGTTTAAGTGCATTAAATATGCTTGGACCTAATGGATTATCTGCCTTAGTTTACACTCCTCCGATAGGATACAGATTTATAGCTTCTGATTATTTTGTTGCAACCACAGTTAAAATAGGTTCTAACGGAGGAGGGGCAACCGCAGGAACATTTAATCTTCTTGATTCCGCTTATAAAAATTTGGCAAATAGTGTGGCTTCAAGCAGTTTTAACGATATTGATACAGTAGTAAAAGGTACATTATCTAATACAACAAGAACTTCCACAACAACTGGAGTTTTTATAGTCATGACAACTGCTCCTAGTGGTGGAAGCGGTAACACAATAACAGCATTAAGTGCAACTGTTTTGGTCACTGGAAATCTTATACCGATAACAACAACTTTTTAATTTAAATTGAAAAAAGATTCTTTAGTTTCTCTTGATATAATAACAATTCTTCCAAATGGAGGAGTTCATGCTGATTTGTATATTGAAGGAAACAATGTGGGACGTTTGTTTCTTAATAAAGAAGAAAAGAAGATTTTACAAGAAAACTTTAAAATTAAAGAAAAATTTTTGGAAGAATTGGGTGAATAATCAGATATAAACCATAACGGCACCAGTTTCAGTTTCTTCATAGTATATGCTTTGATTACCATGTTTGTTGAACATTTTTTGAAAAATTTCAATCGATTCGTGTGGACACACTATTAGTACAGTATCATTTTCATCATCATAACCAATATATGACGCATCTTTCAGTTTTTTTTGATTCTCTGTTAGTATTGTAGCCACCGACTTCATAATAATATTTAGATAATTTTGCAGGGAAAATGTTGAATATATATTTTATATGCTATCATAAATTATGCGAATCAGTTGGAATAAATATGCTCTCAATCTTGCAATTGAAGCATCAAAAAGAAGCGAAGATCCATACAGAAAAGTAGGAGCATGTGCTTTAAGTTTTGACAACAGAGTTCTTGGTGTTGCTTATAACGGATTGGTGAGCGGTAAAAATGTAAGAAAAAATTTTTGGAAAGACCGAAATCAACGCAGAAGATACATGATTCATGCAGAAACAAATTTATTAAGTCTTTTTGAACGGGGCGAATGTCGATTGATTGCTTGTACTCTTTTGCCTTGCAGTTATTGCGCCCGCATGATATGTGCGTGGGGAATTCCTGAAGTAATATATAAGGAAGAATATGATAACGACGCTGAAGGATTGGAAATATTTAAATTTTATAATGTAAAAGTAAAAAAAGCAGATAATTTTATTTAATTTTATTTTGCAGACAAATAATTGCCATTATTGCACGTATGGCAGCGCCCTTGGCATGATCAAGGGCTGTTTCATTGTCAAAGTCTTTTTCCAATTTCTCTGCCAACATCAATGAGTTTGTTGCATGCCTGATTGATCTTGTCAGGTGCCATTTGTATCCTTCGGCATACCATTCCCCAGAATAATGCTTTTCTGAATCCAGACACGCGGTCATGACATTCTTGACCAACGAGTAGGCGAGTTTTGAGACTTGTTCTGTTGAAGGTGCCGATTTTGCAACCTTTAAATTTTTGGATGTTTTTGGAATGCGGTGTGCCATGAGCCATTGAATTTACATTATCTTATGTTATAACAATTGAATGTCAATTTCTTGTCCAATTATTTTCGATTCAGAAAAACATTCATATACAAGAATTTCTGATGGTCAAATTTTTAAAAGTGTCACTACTTTTATAGGCGAATTCAAACCCAAAACAGATTTCGAAAAAATAGCAGAACGTATTGCTGGAAACCGGGGCGTGGACAAACAAGAAGTTCTTAACGAATGGGAAGAAATTAAAAATAAAGGAACAGGTTTTGGAACAAGAATACATCATGATATTCAAAACCATTTGGAAGGAAAAGATTGTGATCCATCTTTGAAACCTTTCCTTGAAAAAATGAATACGGATCATCGCCTTCACAATAAAAAGGTTTTGAGTGAGACCATGATTTATGATCATGATTATCATATTGCAGGAACTGCTGATTTGATTGCAGAATATATGGATAATAATTTTTTTGAAATTATCGATTACAAGACCAATAAAAAGTTTACTTTTGGAACAAGTCGATGGGAAAACAGTTATTTTGCATCTCCTATAAACCATCTTCCGTGCAATGAATATTTCACATATGCGCTTCAGCTCAGTTTATATGCTTATGTATTTGCCAAAATGACAGGAAAAAAACCTTCCAGATTGACAGTATATTGGCTTAAAAGAAAAAATATAAAAGATTATGAAAGCTTTGAAGGAATTTGGAAAAAAATAGGCATGCCATATCTTGAGGATGAAGTGATTTCTTTGCTAAATACTATTGATGGCAAAAAAGACAAAAATTAGCAAAAGCATGATTCGTGGATTGCTTTATATAGGCATAGCTTCATTAACTGCTTTAAGTTCAGATTTAAGTAAATATAATGGTTTTGGAGAAATCAGTTCAATAAAATATGCAATTATTATATTAAATTTTCTTTTACAAGGGTTTATTGCATGGAGGGCGTTTTTAGATCAAACATTATCAGATGTAAAAAAGGAAGAACAGCCTTCTCAATCTATTGATATACCAAAAGTTTCAGATAAGTAATTTTATGGACATTGTTGAAGAATATGGAATTATTACACAATTTTTTCAAATGGACCAACCATGTCCAAGTCAGATCAAGAATTGCCAAAATTTAAGAAATTCATATGTGCAAAGCAACACAACCCTGAAACGTCAGGGTGGTTGCTATCCATGCGCTCATAATAATTTAAGAACACAAACTATTCAAAATATAAAAAAGAATCTGGTTTTGCAAAATGCTGATTGAATCATTGTTTCTCTGTTCTGCTATTGTAGAAACACTTTTAGTTATTTGGTTTAAAAGTCCAATTCAGGATGATTTGAAATTCTTTACAAAAATTCCGTTTCAGGATTATCTGAGTTTAAAATTTCCACTTTTGGCAAAATTAAGCGGATGCCACATATGCATTTCATTTTGGCTTTCTTTGTTTATTGGCATTTTCTTTTTTCATCTGGGAATATTGTTTCTTTGCATTCCCGGAATATTATATTTGATCAACCGTAACGTTTTCTGATTTCCTGATAAAGTTTCAACGAACGTTTTTCATATTTTCTGGCATCGATCTCTATTTTGCTTTTATAATAGGTGCTGTTGCCTTCATTGATATCTTTTAAAGAATATTCATCCATGTCCCAACCATAAATTCGGTCTTGTTGAAAATGTCTAAGTTCATGCAAAAGATCCCGCAAAAAGTTTTTGCGCTTAAGATTGAATGACATCTTTTCGACTGAATAGGTTATGATGCTTATCAAAGGAACCAATTCTTCATATTTGGAAATTTTCAGATTGCCATGAGTATCAAAATATAAACGTTTAGCATTTATTTTTTTTCTGCTATTTTTCAAATAACTTTCTATTTTCGTTTTAAGAAAATCAGTAGGTATTTTAAGTTCATCACATAAACGAACGAATCTACGGGTAAAACAAATGCTTAAACACATTTTATATATTATTTATTTTGCTAAATATAAAGGATGAAGCTTGCACAGGATTATAAAAATATAGCATCACTATATTGTCAAAATACGCAGAGTCAACAAAATTCTGCAAAAATAACAGAGTATTTGCGTATTTTTTGTGAAAATAATCCCAATTTGGTTTTGAAGAAGGTTTATGGCAACCAGTATCTTTATGAATGGAAAAGCCCTTCATTGTTCATGAATGGTTTTAGTCCATGTCTTATAATAGAAGTTAGAACATGTAAAAACTTGGGCAGAATGATTAATTTAAAAAATACAAATATTTTGGAAAAAATAGCGTATTCCAATTTTGTTTTAACTGAAGATAATATTTTAAATAAAATGTCACAAATACAATTGCTTGGGAGTTTTTAATGAATCAAAGATTATTGCAACTGGACCCTCCTATATGGGTTGTTGCTAAAGATCATGGAGAAGGACGCGCAGTAGTTCTTATTGATTATGGATTGGATCATAGTTGCATGTTTTTGGTACACCTAAACGATGGCAGATTCCGAGTTTTTAATATAGAAGACTGTATAGGATGTGAAAATTTTACTTTGGGAATACATAAGACCAAACTTTAAAAAAGCATAACCCTTGTAAATAGGTTTATGAATCAAAATTACACTGTAAAAGTCGTCAATAACGAGAAAAAGGAAATCCGTACAGTTGATACATCTGCCATAGATGCTTATGAGGCACATAAAAGTATTTTTGAAAAAATTAATAGCTATAGTGAAGATATTTTGGAAATTACAGATACAGAAGGAAACAGTGTATATAATTTAAAAAATGGTTTTGTTAATTAATGTGCATTTTTGCTAAATATTTTAATGGCAACATTAGCAGCTCAAACTGTAAGATATTTTCAAACATTAGAAGAAGGAAAATTTAAAGAGCTTTCCAATAGCACTGTTTTTCCTCCTATAACCACTTTTAACGCTTCTGTATTGGATTCTACCCTGAATCCATCTGTTTGCGCTAATCCAGCTTATGGTGACACGCAACCTTTAATTTATAATCGTTATGCCGTAATAACCACACCAGCAGGATTCACTAAAGCAATACCAATTACAACAAATACTATTGTTGGTGCTGCTTCTGCTGCGGCCAGTGTTTTTGTTGGATCCAGCAAAGCTTATGATTTTTATGTG